TGATTAAAAAGATATATCAGCTCCTGCCGATAATCTCTCTGCTCCTGTCCCTCTTCCGCCTCTTTCCTTTTTCTGGAACTTCTGCCGAACATCTCGCTGTCCCAATACAGGGCAGCCAGATAAGCGTTCGGTTCTCTTCTGATGATCCGTTCCATAAGATCTGGATAATACTCATTCATCTTCACAAGGCTTCTTGCTGTATCAACAGAAAAGAACTGGGATACTCGCATCTGCCTTTTACTGGATCCTGACTGCCAGAGGAACAAATATATCTCCGGGATATCTACATGATTTCTCAGAAGGAAGAGCCAGACATCATTGTCCGTCCAATCATAAATGGGAAATACCTGCTTCTTTGCAGTCATTTTGTTTCCTGCTTTTGTCATAGACGCAATATTCTGAAGCCTCTGTACAGATTCCGCTGTACGGATACCGACCATTGTAATTCCTGATACGGTTGTCCTTGGCAGGAAATCCTGATAAGCATCAATCCTTGGGCGTAACAGTTTATGGTTCCTTATCGCAAAGGAAGGCGGCTGTCTTACCCATACATCTTGTTTTGCGGAATCCCAGCAGATAAATGTTTCATCATTTGACAGTTCATTGAAGCAGTTAAAATGTTTTACTTCTACGCAATACCATTCAAACTTTGCTCCCATCATCATAAAGATGCGCCGCCACTTCTTTGTCATATCCTCCATGCAAGGAAAGATTGCTTCTTCATCTATAAACTGCACTGTAAGTTGTTTCATGTCAATCTCACCTCGATTGGCCAGATTGACCATCAGCTGCGCCACGCATAAGCTGTCCTTTCCCCCACTGAAAGAAAAGAACACTGGTAGCCCGTTTCCGAACACGTTTTTTATCCGGATCTCTGCAGCTTTCACAACATCGATATTGGCTTCACAACGTTTTACAGCCATATCTTTTCACCGCAGTTCGGGCAGATAACAAACTTCCGGGTTTCTGTTATTTTCGGTTCTGTTTCAGTGGTATTCTGCCTTTCCGACGATTGGTTGTCTGAAGTGTTCGGATTTTCCGAACTGTTCTCTGAATTATTGTCAGATATTCCCGCTGCTGCCGCTTTCTGCTCCCGTTTCTCATTGGCTTCCTTTATCTTCTGGATCTCTGATTCGTCCAATGTTCCATATTCAGAGATTTTCTCAGTTACTTCGTCTGCATCCGCGACCATCTGCTGTAATATTTCTTCATCGTATCCCGGAATGTCCAGATCGCCCTGCAATTCCTCAAGAAACTCATTCAGTGTATCCAGATTATCAATTCCAAGAGCATAAGTCTTATTGTCGGCTATCATAAGCTTCTTTTTATCATTTTCAGAAAGTTCCGTTTTTACATATACGGATGCCTCCTGATAACCAAGGCTCACCATAGCCTCATATAAGCCGTTCCCGATCAGAATCACATTATTTTCATCCACAACAAGGGCTCTGGTCTGTCCAAACTTCTCAAGGGAGCGTTTCAGTTCCCTGATCTGCTGTTCAGAATGAATTCTGACATTTTTCTCTGGATGTTTAAGATCATCCAGTCTCTTTTTAATAACCTTCATTTTGTCCTCCATTTCTGAAGGGCAATGGCCTCCGGCTGCAACCGGCTATTTGATAGCTTTTAAAAAATCTCTGGCTCCATCGAAATGCTGTGCCGCATTTTCAACTATGGTCTTATCAATGTCGTAAACTTCTTTCCAGCCCTGCTGTTCTGTCTCCATGTACTGTCTGGCAGGCCATGGATGTGTGCCGCATAAATATCCTTTTTCCCAGTCATATATGGGTGGGAGCTTCACATCATAATAGTGAATGTATGCAAGGATATCTTCGTGCCTCCACTCTGCAAGAGGGCTGTATCTGGTGATTCCGGCTGAATTAGTGTAGATATTATCTTTTCCAACATAATTGCCGTCTGCCTTTCTGCGTCCGAGCAGGAGTATTTCCAACTGATGCTCTTTATAATATCGTGCCTGTCCCCTGTGCTGTACAATATGGAACCATTGTGCCGCCTTATTGCTTTTATCCGGGAACAGCATATCCGGATGCTTTTTCAGCCATTCCATATCCTGTCCGGTATTGATAACCTCAAGACCAGAAGGTTTATTCTGCTCTATCCATGCAATAAATGCCGGATATTCCAGATTACACCTTACCAGAACACTCTGATCAACGCCGGCTTTTTCGCATATCTCCCCAAGCACCAGAGAATCCTTGCCTGCGCTCCATGCATATGCTGCCTTTTTCCCTTTGCATTTCTCTTTGATGTCTTTCACTGTCTTTTTCACAAGAGAGTCCAGTTCTTTCTTTGATACTGTCTCTTCAATGTGAGCAAGCGCATTCTTCCAGTCTTCATTATTGCGAACGGATTGCTTTCTACCGAGCATAGTGTCTCTCCTTTCTGGAAGTAGCCAGGGCGATAATTCCGCTCAACAGGACTGTTAGCAAGCTTCCCAGTGTTTTATATGGTCCACTATTCAAAACGCTGCCATAGGCAAATACAGGAAGCCCTACAGCCAGTGCAGTAACCACACCTGCAACAATCCCTTTTGCATTCAGTCTTACTCCTTTCAGTGTCATAACTGTTGGAAGTAATGTTGACGCCCTCAGTGTTCCGTAAAACAGAAACAGGTGTGTAACTGTGATTCCCGGGATATTTGCGATCAGAATGCCCGCGATCAGAAGCACCGCCATTGCAGCTCTGGTCTTCCTGATGTCTTTTCCGCCTGCAATATCTGTTGTGAGTGAAGATACTGCACACAGGTTGCTATCCACTGTAGACAGCAATCCGGAAACAATCATGAAAAGAAACGGCAATACTGCCCAGGATGGGAAAAAGTGACGAATCAATTCAAAATTGATGATTCCAAGGTTCTGTGCCTGATATCCTGCACCGGCTCCCATAAATCCAAGGATTCCCATTGACAGCGGAACTACTGCAAAAAGAACCGCTCCAAGAAGAAATGCTCTTCCCAGCTTCTCTTTTTTTACTGCAAATGCCCTCTGCCAGAAGCTCTGATCTCCAAACGGCCCGGATAAAAGTCCGATCGTTGTCGGAAGCCCAAAGGCTAAGAAAATCTCTACTCCTTTTCCGGAGAAGAGTGTTGTGCAGTCTCCTGATATACCGCTCAGGCCCTGTATAATGCCCTGTGTTCCTGTATATCTTACTCCGAATATTACAAATAGGCTACATGCAACAAGCATGAATACCATTTGAATAGCATCTGTAAGCATAGATGCTTTGATTCCAGAAAACAGGGAGTATGAAATTGCTATGCAAGCAAGCAGAATAGTCATGGCTTTGAACGAAATTCCTGTTACTGCACTAAGAATCTGGCTTCCCGCAAGAAGCTGAACTCCTGTTGACAGAACAGACAGCCCGATCAGCTGAAAGAGGTAAACTCTTTTCACTCCATCGGATTTGTATTTTTCTTTCATGTAACCAGACAGTGTCATTCCTTCCGGCATTTCCTTTCGGATCCTCTTTGCAAAAGGAATAAATATCACAAGGCAAAGAGCATTCGGGACCAGAAACCAGAACAGACCAACCCAGCCGGTAGAATATGCTTTCTCAGTTGATACAAATAATGCCGGAGCCCAGATCCACGTTGCCGCAATGCTGAGAGCCGACATCAGCCAGTTTTCAGAACGGCTTCCAACACAGAAGCGTTCCACATTTTTTTCTTTCTTTGTCAGAATCACTGTTGCCAGGATCATAATAACTGCATATACAAATAATATTGTTACTCCATTCATGCGTAATCTCCTCTAAAATATTTTAAAGGAGCATTCCCATCTTTCTATCCTTTCCTCCCTCCCAAGATTGCATTAAAAAAGCCACTGGTTTCCCCAGTGGCTCATGACTTTTGATTAAAATTTTACCCGCATATCATACACCATTTTCGTTATTAAGTCAATGTTAAGTTAACAGATTCCGTTATTCTGATTTTATTAAAAAAACTTCAGACCGTCAATTCCGAAAAACAGCGAAGATAAGCGCTCTTTCGCAATTTTGATATCTTCATATACAGTGACCTTGCTGACCGAAAATTTTTTTGAAATTTCTGCAATTGTCATTGGCGTCTTTGATATGTAAAGGGCTTTAATAATCTTATAGCGTCTCTTATCTTTTTCCGATAATTTGCTACAATAGATACGGTATACATCAAGCATTTTGTCAATATGCTGCACCATGATAGCGGTTCTTTTGGCCGAAGTTTTGATGCTCTCCACTATGACCTTATCATCTTTCATGGTCATGATGTCTTCCAGCACCTCTGTAACCTCCCCTTCCTTGGACTTGTAGACGGCATTTTCGTAGCTCGCCTTTAAAGTTCTGTAATTTCTAAGGAGTAAATCAGTATTATGCAAACGACGATCAATCTTCTCCTTCTCGCTTTTTCTCTGCCCTACCATCATTGCATCAGACGCAACCTGTGCGCCGGCAAGGGCAGCCTGCTGAATCATTGCATCAATTTCCTCTTTTGTCAGTGCTACGAATTGTACTTTTTTCTCTGTGTCCATGCCATACCTCACAAATATTTCTTTCCTGTTTCCGGATCCTCAAATCGAATTCTGTCGCAAAGTTTAAAATTAAATCCTTTTGCCAGACGTTTCACCATCTTTACGAACATATCTGCCTCGTTGTCTCTCCGCGTCCAGTCAGATCTGAAAACCTGTGTCTGCGGTTTTGATGCAGAACAAATCGCATCATGAGCGGTCTTATCCTTACACCCGCTGGCATTATAAAGTGTTCTGTCCATGTTGTCCCTCCCTCGACCTTTTTAAAAATCCACTTTTATATCCTTCCCATTGCTGATCGGTCATTTCCGGTCCCAACAAATCCCTCACAGTGTCAAGTGCCTGCTTTGTTCCACAGTCAGGACATATTTCTGTTTTCCTATCCTTTCTCGACACTGCTGGTCTGGTGCCGTACTGCTGCCCGCATTCAGGGCATATCTTTCTTATCGTCATTGTCCCCACCTCCCATATCCAAAAAATCCTCGATGTTCATCTGCCCAGGTACTCTGTAGTTTTCCCAGTCAACAGGGCTCCGGTAATAATGTGCAGTTAGGCTATTCCAGCATTCCGGACCATATCCCCTTTTGATGCTTTCCGGATCCGTCAGTTTCTTTCCGCACTTCTGGCATTTGCTGTACATATGGGCTTCCTCTCTTTACTCATCTGCGTATGTTTCATACTCTAATCGAGATATTGGAATTACCTTTTCTTCAGGCACATTACACATATCCGCAATGCTCTTTTTCTGTTTGCTCGCATATTCTTCAAGATCGATACTTTTCGCATTGACGTCAGCATTCAGTTTCATATAACCATCATCATAATTATATAATTCTGCGTCCAAAATCTTATAATATGTGCTGATACTACACTTCATTGCTTTTCCTCCTGCTTTTCTTCTTCTCTTTTTCCGCACATCAGTTCGACAAGCCATTGTTCCTGTTTCATCAAATACTCATACTTCCACTGAAGCAATGCCTGATCCAGAGCATGATCTGCTATATGAAGCTGCATTTTCACAGAAGAAATTCTCATTCTTGTTTCATCGATCTGTTTCTGAATCCTCGCACAAAGCTCTCCGTACTTGGATGCTTCACTTTCTTTTCTCACTCTTTGTACTGCTACCGCGCACCATAATGTAAAAAACGCTCCTACTGTAGCAGCTCCTGCAATATAAAATAATACATTTCTCATTTATTCACCTTCTCTCTTTACCAATTCATCAATTTCATGTCCTATCGGTTTCCATAAATGTAGCCAGCCTTCAGCTCCATTTAAATTTGCATATTGATACTTCTTTATGCTAAACTTGTACTCTACTTCTTCATCTCCAAAGAAAATATCCTTTAATGCACGCATATCGTTCCATGTTGGAAGAAGGTATTTATTTTGTGAACCAGGATCTTGCGGGGAGGCTGCTACGTGTTCATAACCATTCACGTGTTCCCATATCACTCTACAAATTCCACAGTCCGGAAGTCCAATCTCTGCTTCATGTGCCTGAAGCATTGTTTTGTGATTCCGAATGCAACGATTTTCCAATATTTTTTCTAAGCTTTTCAAATTACTCGCCTCCCACTATTTTTTCAAGGCACTCATTCCATCCATCTTCGTATCCAATTTCATACCCCGTTGCAGTTTTCGAAGCTATATGGCGTTCCGGAAGTGGTATCAACGGGCACCAACCCGGCCTACAGTGAGCATCTTTATTCATCCTATTTGTGAGACCACACGCATAACCATAAACTGTATACCCTTTCTGGCAGAAACATTCTCCACAAGAATCCGGTGTGTCAAACATTATTATTGATTTATCCATCTTCTTCCTCACTGAATTTGAATTCGACATTTTCACTGCTATCAACACCAAACTGTCTGCATTTTGCCCTCGTTGATGTTCCTCCAGAATGTGATGTGCGAAACAAAAACAGTTCCTGGACAATATGGAAATACGACATGTTATAGCAGAACCTTTCTTCTTCACTCAGCTCTTCTATTGCATTTTCTCCATGTACCCATCTGTACCATTCTTCGAAACATCCGACCAGCTCCTGCATGAGAGAAATACAGTAATGCAGAATGTACTTTTCTTCATGGCTTTCAAGCTCTTTGTCTTTGCAATCCCATTTTGTTTCCCGTAATATCTTCCATAATTTTTCTACTTCCGGGGATCTCCACGCAACCATGCAATATGTATGTGCGTCTTCTGAGTAATGATAATAATTTCTCTTAAGATGTTCCCTGGCTTCTTTCTCTGTAAGAAACATCGTGTTTGGGTACATAAATGGTCTGATCGAAATACCAATTATCATGGTATCATCATGTCCATTGTTGGCAAGAAATTCATTCACTTCCTGCGTTGACAAATCCTCATACTCTTCTTCTCCATCTTCCGTGTACGTCAGTTTAAAATCCCATGTATACCCTGTTTCAATTTTGCAGCCTCTATCGATATTGCAGTCTGGCAAGATGTTATCATTGAGATACTTCACCGTTTCTTCCGTTGTGCTTGTAACTGTGCTTCCATCTACTTGCAAGCACAACTCGTCCGGATCCTCATTATTGATCACTCTCTCGCTACCTTTAATAACCCAGAAGCGAGGATCCGCTGTTCCTGTTGTGTCCTGAGTATTCATTTCAAGCTGCAATTTCTTCAGAAATTCTATATCTTCCTGTGAAATATCTCTTTTCTCTGTTGTATCTTCATGATACTGCAATGTTTTATGAAATATTGCCATCTTAATTCCTCCTCTCAACGTCCGCTTCTTACCATGCAAAAAAGTAGTTCTGTCATGGATCTTTTTCTTGATCCATTGTGATTACACTTTATGGCAACTGATAATTTCCATTTTTCCACATCTCCATCTAGTGGTGTTGAGTTTTCGAATTCTTCGGCAACCTCTCTCTGATACGGAACTGCAACCATTACTCCCATGTTACCTATTTCCGCGTAACATTCCGGAAAATTCTCACGTATATGTTGGGCAAATTTTCCATTTTTTAAATCAGGTAAAATCTCTTTGTAGCACTCCATTGTTGTCACAAGGTAGTTTTTTTCGCCAATAAAATTTAATCCATTTCCGCTGTAAATATCCTCTTTGCAACTTTTGATTTCATAGCATGCAAATATTCCTTTTTCGATTGCTGAGATAGAGCACTGATTTTCCGGAATAAATTGCATGTAATCTACTCTTCTTGGCTTTCCTGCTGCGTAGCCATAATCAAGGCTTACTTCTCTAGCCCAGTATTTACCTGGACCAGAAAAACAGCTTTTTTCCAACAATCTGCTAAGAAATTTTGTTGTTTCAGATCTTGTCATTTTATACCTCACATTCTTCTGCAAGTTCTGCTTTGCTACTTCAGATTTGGTTTCTTGATCTTAATCGTTTCCTTCAGCTCAGGTTTTACAGTGTTGTTTTCTGCCCACATGCGAAGCTCCTTTGCTCCCGGATTATTTTTTTCAATATCATCTGCCAAATTACGCAGGACCATAGAAATAATTCCGGCGTCTGCAGTTGCATATGGCGTAAGAGCTTTAATGATATTTTTACTGTAATAGTTCAAGCCTTCACTAAGCATTTCTGCCCCTTCTTTGTTTTTTCCTTCTTGGACCATTTTTCTAGCTCTAAGGACATAACTCTGCATGCGTTTCTCCTTAATCTTCCTCATTTCTTTACCACCTTTATCTTTTTTCTCAAACGTTCAGCATGTTCATTTGTTACGATATAATTTTCGCACTGCTTGCATCTCATATCTTTATTTTTTAAGTCCCCATCATAGTATCGACATTCCTCGCAAACATAGCAAAATATCTTTGCTTCTCCCGCCATTTGGTCTGAACTATACAAATTGTTCGCACAATGGTCGCAAAGACAGCCGGCACAAGGAAAAGCGTAATCATCCCGGCTCATAAATTTCTTTCAAGCATTTTTATGCTTTTAAAATAGAAAATCCATTTGTCCGGTTCTGGCATCTGTTTCGGAAAATCCTTCCAGTATTCGTATGCTTTTGACAGTAGACAATCAATGGCATGATTTTCTATATCATTCTCTGTCTTTAGCCACGCACAGTGTTCTCTGCAGTAATCTTTAACTGTCTTCAACAATTCCGATTTTCCGGCAATTTCAATAAACTCTTTCATCAATGGATAGTAGTTAATATCTTCGATACTCCCAAATTGCGTTTTCTTGAAGCTTATTCCCCGGTATTGCTTGCGACCGCTTTGATCTTTTCCGATAAATTCAGATCTAAAATTATTACTTGCGGGCTTAAAATCTTCAACCTTACATACAAGACCACATGCTTTATACATTTTTGTCCTCCTTGTACGGTTCTGGCATTTCTTTCCACGCTATGACTTCTGCATTCAGAATCCGAATTTCCAGTTTCCACCTTCCATCTACTGTGTGAGCAACATTAGTGCGACATTCTCCATTATCATATTTGACGGTAACAATCACATTTCGGGAAACCTTCTCAAACATTCCCTTTTTCCATTTGCTCGTTCCTTTGAACTTCGCAAACATAGAATCTCTTTCCTTCGGTAATCTTTCTCTGACCGAAATCCAATCATTTATCGTCGGCTCTCTCGCAATAAATGTCAGCAATTCGCCTATTGGTACCAAATCAACACTTTTCCCATTTTGCTTTTTTATTACTTCTTCAAGATGGTTTACCAGAGCATCTGCATCAATTAGCCTCATCTTTTACCTCCAATTTTCTCAAATCGTCAATAAACCAGCTTTCGCCTTCTGCTTCAACAAAATCAAACTTTGCATTTGTTATGCCCTCTAAATACAAATATTTGAAGTTACTTCCGTACATAGAATCAACTTTTCTGGCAAGATATAGTTGCCCTTTTCCATTTCTCAGCATGTAACTCCACGAAGGATCCAGTCCGTCAAGGAAACTCTTTTCGTCTTTTGTAAGTTTAGGTTTTCCTGTAATATATTTCTCCTGTAACTTATCATCATTTTTCTCATTTATTTCACATACATAATTTGTAATAAGGCATTTATTGTTTGCAGTTACTCCCGCAATAGCTCTCAGCAGATATCCAGCAATCTGTTCTTTTTTTACACTAGATTTTTCCGAGCATTCAACATTAATTGTTATCTTAATATTTTTTTCTTCCATAACGCCATCTCCTTCTCGCTTCTACTCTTTTCATGCGATGAACTTCATTTTCCAAGGCATTCACCTGTTTCTGCAGGTCATCCACATCGACCAACAGGTAAAAATCCGGCTGGACCAGTCTGGTCGGGCCTACATTCATATTCATCTCTTTGTGCAATTCCTTGCACTTGTTTTCTCTCTCATGCACTGCTTTATATACTTTCATCATCCACACCTCTCAAGAATTTCTCTACAAACCCGGTCATATTCCAAAAGTAATGTATGATCTTTCGTTCGGCTCAGTGGCCGGTCTACAACTTCAACGTAAAATTCTTTCCGGATCATCTGGCCGTAGCTCGCAGAATTATAAACATCCTGCTTTTTGCAGCTAATCAATTCAGCTACTTCGGATCCAGTGATGGAGTACTCCATCACTGTCCCATTCCTTTTGCATAAGTTATATAACGCCTTCGCCATATTAATCACCCGTAATAAATTTCGCTGCATCCATCATCGGAAAACTCAACTTCTTCCAGCTCCCAACCATCGCGCTGGAATTCTCCTCGATATGCTTTTTCGTAATGGTTTTTTACGATTTTTTCAGCCTCTTGCATGTCTTTTGCTTTAACAATTCCGACTGTAGTTTCGCATCGGAATCCATCATGCTGATAATATCTATACAAATTCATTTATTTCATCCCCTTTCAGCTGTGCGTGGCAATAAAGTTTTCCATCGCCCATCTGTTTCCAGTAGCAGCCACCTGTGCTCTGGTTCGCTCATACGGGCTGAGAGGTCTTCCAGATGTTCCCCTGGTTCCTTCTGCCGGAAGAAGTCCCTTCCGGCGAAGATTTGCAAGTTCCTCTGGTGTTGCGTCTTTGATATCTTTTACTGATATAATCTCGATCATATTTAAGCCTCCCTTATCGCTACCGGAAGCACCATGGCTTTCATGTCGCTGTCCTCTGCTTCCACAATCATCGGTGTTCGTGGGCTGGTGAAGCCCAGTGCAATATTGTCACAGGTGAAGGCTTTCAATGTTTCCAGGACCAGTCTTGAATCGAATCCCAACCGTATGGATTTGCATACGGTTTCCTGAAGCGGTACCTGTTCCTGATAGTCTGCCAGCTTATCCCGGATACTGATATTCAGCACATCGTCTTCTATCTGGAATACTGCCGGCTGCTTTTCTTCCGTACACATCTTTGCCCTGGTCATTGCGCCGATCAATGCAGTTCTCGATGCACATGTATTAATCTCGCCTTCGGTAAACATTTTCTGATAAGCAAAGTATTTTCCTTCAATCAGTCTTGTGTAAATGGTATATTCATCAGACTTGAATACCGCACTGTTTTTGGTATATGTAAGAGTCACATCATCAATCACGCCCATGGAGATTAACTTCTTGGCAGTTGCCTTCGGCACGATCAGCTTCATATCCTTTGCGCCTTCTGCTTTAACAGAATCTACTGCGACCACGTGCCCGTCCAGTGCGGCAAGTGAAACTCCGCTGTCTGTACCCTCAAAATAAATTCCGGTCATCTGTGTATTCGCACCGCCGTCAGCTGCTGCATAAATAACATGGCTTATAGCCTCCATGATCTTTTTACCATTCAATTCCACTCCATCCGCTTCCGGATCCTCTGTAATATCAAAATTGAATTCTTCCGGAGGATAACTCTGGTATTTGTTTTTAATTGCTCCTATCTTGATCATAACTACATTCTTGTCGGTTGCGCTGATGTCGATTTCTCCATCCGGAAGATTTTTGATCAAGTCAAAGGCCTTCATTGGAATAATAAAATAACTGCCTTCTGAGGCCTCTAATTTGACCTTCATTGTGATCTCGGAGTTGGAGGCGATTAAATACCCGTCCTTTACCAGAATCCCTCCCAGAGCCGGAAACTGGTCGTTCTTCTGCACAATGCTTTTTAATTTGTCAATAACTCTGGCAATCTCATACTTCTGTACTTTCATCTTCATTCCTTTCCCGGAGGACAATACCATCAAGGTACTTTACTACTCCGTTTGAATATTTAATCCTGTAAGGTTCCAGTTCCTCCCGGTTCATGTACTTGTGTCCGTAAATTTTCTTCATATCCCGGAACACCACCCACGGAACTCGGTAGAATTCTTTAAATTCCAGGGATACAACCAGAAAGCACATTGCTCCAAGCTTCATATATCGTTCAAAACATGCCTGCTGTTCAGTAGTTACCACATCTCTGCTGATTTTGTCTTTGTCCGTATGTTTTGCATCGAACAGGATCATAGTTGAATCCATGAGAATTCCTTTAAAATCAGGCTGAGCCTGTTTAGTGAAACAGCAGATGAACTGCCCTCTGTTCCTGTCCATTGCTTTCAGTACCTTAAATGCTTCCGGGGTTTTATCAACTGCTGCAATTCCTCTTTCTTCATAGAATCTGGATGCTGCAATAATCATCCCCTCAAAATGTTCCCCGTTAGATCTGCTCTGCAGACCTCTTATTGAACGCTTATAAGTATCCATTTTCTTCCGCTACCTTTATGAGTTTGTTTATTGTTACTGCTCCAATTCCCGAAATCTTATTCATCTGAAGGAATGCGATAAATTCCTTCGCTCCATCCTGTTTTTTGGAAGCACTGGCTTTTCCACAATTAAAGCCCTCGCTTCGTGCTTTTTCCACACGATCTTCCACATAATGCACAAGCTGTTCATCTGTCTTCTTTCTCATTTCCACAGCTTTTTTATGAATAAGGTTTTCATCAGTTGTTCTTCTACAGCTTCTCTTCGCCATCTTCAATCTCCTTTTTATTTTCCAGGTCCGGCACCGGTATATTGTGAGCAGTCAGCCATTTTGTAAAACAGGAATGGCACATATGGCCAAACGATGCCGCCTTGCCGCCCCTGACCGCTCTTGCTGTCAAGGTAACCATCTTGTTTTTATCTTCTGTCTTTCCACACAACATACAACTGCCGCTGAGTCTTTTATTAACTTTCTCGCTTCTCTTACGAATCTGCAGTTCCTTCGGATAATCCCTGCGCATATTCTTCTCGCCAATAATCGGAACCAGACTGTCTTTCATGAATACCGGTATCCCATTGTAATCAGCTTCTACAACAATCCTCTTGATCCATTCGAACTTAGGAATCACTTTCTCTTTCCTGTGTCCTGTCTCGGCGCCGATGATGATCCAGTTCAAATATTTCAGTGCAGAAATGTTTTCGTCTATATCTTCAAGCAATGGCTCTATACTGGCGAAAGTGTTTAGCAGAGTTGGAAGCTGGTATATCCGTTCCATGTCCTCACTATTCGTCACAGTTGTTCCATACCACATATTTCCTTTTCCGGAAGGCACACCGTACTGGGTGTACCTTTTCGGATTCTTGGTAAGAAACAAGTAATTGTGCTGGGGGTGTTTTGCACAAGCGTAAAGGACATCCTCTATCCAACTGTCAGGAATCCACTCTCCAAATATGTCTGCCATTGCTCCAACAAATATATTTTGCCCCTGTTTCAGCTTGTCCAGTGTGTCATATCTGTATATGTGTAATGTCGGTTCAAACCCAAATGGATATATGACAGGCTTTCCATCCTCATTCATGAACGGTTTATCCAGGACGAACAGATCTCCCTCCATTCGATATTGGTCTGTCTGGACCATATTTCTTTTCATGTTTCCGCAAAAACGGAGCGACATCTTATCAGCGTAGCAGTAAGAACAGCCATGCCGACAACCGGTGATTGGGTTCCATGTGTGATCACACCATTCAATACCGCTCTTATTCATTGGCCAAACTCCTTTCTGCATGTTCAAGAATTCTTTCTTCTTCCCACTTTACTTCTGAAAAATCAATTTTCTGGCCACACTCGCTACAGTATTTCGGTTGATAGTTCGGTCCGGCATTTAATATATTCTGGCACCTCGGACAGTAGCAGGGCTTATATTCTACGCATACAAGACCGTATCTCTTGTAAACCCTCGTCTTTACAACAGGTTTCCTGGCTATGAATTTCATCATTCCACCTTCTCTCCGTATTCGATCACATATTCGTACTGAGCCGACTTTCTGTTTTCGCCTCCGGGAATTTCTTTCCTGACAATCTGAACTGCATATCCTGCTTTAGCTAGCATTGAGACCATTTGCAAACGGTCTTCCTCGTTCCACTGGACGCTTCCTTTTCGAATACTTCTGATGCTCTGCTTCGCCATTATCCGCACTTCCTTTCCATCTTTTCTTCTCGTTCTTTCATCAGCTTCTCAAATGCAGCTACAAAAGCTTTTACCGATGCCGGCATCCCACAGTTGTGACTTCCCCTACACTGGATCACGCGACCATTGTTATATTCCATTGTGAAATATGGTGTATCAGGTTCTTCCACTCTGCGCACAAAGAAGATGTGTGTCTGCCCTTTGGCCACTCGGTCAACGTAAGTTCCAACACAATGGTGAAGGGCAGCTCCTTCATTCTTGATTTCCTGTGCATCTCTTGGCACTCTCAATATCAATCTTTTTCCTTTTATCAAGAAAGCGTTGTCTATGCCGGCATTCTCTTTGAGCATTTCTTCCAGAAGTTTTTTCATAACCTCAGCTTCCCGTTTTACCCGTTCTTCTTCACGCCGTTTCTTTTCCGCTTCCTTTTTATCCTGCAATGCCTGATATTCCGCAGCTGTCCGATCATGTACTTTCTTGAAATTCTTCGGAAAATAGAAGAACATATTGTTGAGATCATATTTCAGTTCTTTGCACCAGTTCAAATAATCAAGCCAGTCCTTAGCGCAATTCTGCAGACGTTCTTCTCTGATATCCGGTCTTTCTTTACGCTGCATATAGGAATATCGCCAACATTGGCCGCTCTCTCCCACGCGATAATCAGCACCTTCGCGTTCAATATATCTGCAGATCTTATGGATGGTCGATTTCCTGTTCTCCTTCCGGATCAGCGTTGTGTTGCATCCAAAAATTTTATAGAACCGTTCCAGTTCTTCCGCTTTCAGGTTGTATCCCGAGCTTTGTGCTTCCTGCAATAATCTCAGTTCATCAATGTTTCCATCAGTAGACTGCAGTACTCGTGTGTTCTCCTTTGTAAGGCCAAGGATTTCAAATATTGTTTTTCCATTTTTTCTAAGTCCCCTGACCCCATTCCGGCTTTCAGATCCAAAGGCACCATCGTGATACTCATTGATTAGATGCGCGGCCAGTTTATACAGACCCATTTTTATAAACCATTCAAGCTGTGGAAACTCCCTGTATCTGTTGATTGCCTTTGCATAATGTATCTGTTCACTCGGTCTATTCTCTGACAAAATTTCCAATGCCGAATATTTCATTGGAGTGTCTTTCCATGCTTCCGGCAGGTTTCCCGGATATAAGGTGCAGTATGAACTTTCTCTGTACCCTTCATCTGTGCACCACCGTACAATACCAGTCTGTTTATACTCTCTGTATTCATAACTGCTGGTGCATGGCGTTCCGTTCGGTGCAAATTTGTAAAATGTCCTTACGATCTCAAATAATCCATCATTTATCTTCCCATCCGGCTTTACTTCTCTGTATGCTGTAAAATACCGCCACAGGAACCCCTCTTCTCGTGGCTCAATAAATGAAACAATCCTCCTGTCACATATGCGTGCCGGCATCCTGCCTCTGGCTTTAATGGTGACCGGACTTCCACAAAGGGGGCATATCCCCTTCTCGTTATTTCTTAACCGAATTTTCGTTCTGTCTACCGGTGTCACCCCATTACAATGAGTGCAATGCACCAGAGCCTCATTCTTTGATCTTGTTGAGTAAACCAGATATCTGCTGAATGACATCGCTTTTTCCGATACCCATTTCTTGAAGTCTTCCGGAATTTCCTTGACTGTTCCCATGACTGTATCAATAGGATTTGTCTCCTTGGCATGTTTTTCATCCAGTCGCCGCTGTTTGACCATGTCCTGAAAACGTGTCACAGCTGTCCAGTCTTTAACATCTTTTTCTGTACTCCATTCTTTGAAAAATCCACGCATACGATCAATGTCTGCATCCGTCCAGAAAAACATGTTCGGGGTATATCTGTTCCCCTTATCTCTATCCCAGTGATATTCATACAGGTGAATACATTCCATCCGATCAAAAGCTGCGGTCAGCCATTTCACTCTTTCAGAGGTCAGATCCTGTGATATGTAATCATTCTTGGAGAAAAATGTTCTTAACTGAGCGCCCTTTTCTCCTTTCTTCAATTTGCCAATGGGATAGAATGTCACCATTAAAAGGTCTTTTTCTATATCTCTGGTTGTAACAATATGCGTTCCCGCAGCTCTTTCCGCAAATCTGACCATTTCATCAGAGGCTTCCTCCCTCGGAATCTTTGCTAATTTTCTCTTTTCCATGCGACAGCCTCCTACAGAAGATCAAACAATGACATCTGGCCAGACAGTTCTCTGCTTTTGGTACTGTTTTTTTCAGTTTTCCGCTGCTTGGAAGCAGCATCTTTTTTCACTGGCTTTTCAGAAATCTGAGGTTTATCTTTTGTTCCCTGTGATTTTTTCTCATTATCTGTGATTTTTTCGGTAGTTTTTGTTGGTGTAACCGGCTTTTTTGTTATCACAGGCTTTTTACCTTTTTCCTTTTTAACAGGTTCCGGTTTTTCATATTTGTGGTAATAATCCTCTGCCCATTCATATACAACCTGGTCTTCAACTGCAGCGGATCTGCCATTCGACTGCTTCCTGGCCTGTTCAACGATATAACTAAAGCACTTGTTCCAGGTCTTTCCCTCCTGCATCACATCTTCAGCAAGCCCCTGATCCTCTTCGCATCTTTTCATCAGGTAAGTAATGACCGGATCCGCAAAGTTCTTCTGAGTTGCTTTTTTCTTTTCTGCTTCCAGTTTTTCTATAGCTTTCTGCTTTACTGGCTTTGCATTTTCAGCTTCTGCCGCTTCAACTTCTTCTTTTGTCGGAGCCGGAATCCCGGAAACAATATCAGCAAGAGAGGCTTTTCCCATCGGAACTGTATCCTCTTCCTTTGATCCATCGTCTTCCTGCGCCTCTAATTTGCCCTCTGCCGGTTTCTCTTCCTGCTCCCCTATTGTTTCACTGCCTGCAACCGTTTCCGCCTCTAAACGGTCAGTATCAGCTTCAAGTTCCTGTTTTAACTGTTCTGACATTTGTATTCTCCTTTCTCGAAATCAAAATAAAAAGTAATCTTCCCAGGGTTGCGTTCTTCAATCGGAGTTATCCATGAACCGCATATTTCTTTAAATATCTGAACCTGCCGTCTACAGTTCCATTCTTCCCTAAAATAAAACGGTGTGTACCAGAATTCCTGTTCTGGCTTTTCAACCGGCATCAGTGGATCTCCGCACACTGGATTGGATATCGTATTTGCAACAGCCACCCAGCCTGCGCACCCAAGAAGCGAAAGCTGTATGTAACACATCTGGGCAACTACCCTGTCTATGTCATTGGCAGTGAACAAAACCCGTGTCTGATAATTTATCTTTTTTCTGTGGAATATATTTGCCGCTGCTACAAGAGTTGCTCCTGCTCCACATGCCGGATCATTGACAGATATCCATTCCTGTTTTTCCAATGTCTGTACATTGTCATTGATTGTTATGCTTGCCATACATTCACAGACATTGTATGGTGTAAAAAACTGCCCTTTCCAGTGGTTCCCTAGCTCAAGGCTCATGTACAGTTTTCCAAGAAAGTCCTGATCTGGATTGCGTTCCAGTGCCTCAACCACAATCGCAAAGCATTTGGCCGGCTTCTCTACCCCACCAAGGCGTTTGATGCACTCTGCATATTCTTTCTCTCTTGCAGTGTGTCTCGGTTCCGTCTTATCCACCGAATTCGCCAGTGTGC